GTGAAAACCTCTTAAGTCTACAGGAACACCACCCTGACCACCACCCTGACCACCACCCCGATCTCTATTATCCCCATATTTCAACTGGGTAGATACACCAGCACCAATACCAGAAATACCAGCTGCAAGCATACCTGTAATAAGTGCTGTTGAGGATGTATCAGCTATTCCACCCGTTGTTGGTAAAAATGCCGTTTGTTCTTGAAATGAAAACTGACGCTGAGATAGTTGTTGGTTTTGTGCGTTTTGAATATCCTTATAAGATTGTCTATAGTTTGTTTTTAGTGCCATCATGTTTGCAGTTAGTACAGACATAGATTGTCTCATCAAAGCTTTAGCAGTACCTGAAGTATAACCAATGTTTCTGTTGCCCATGGTTCCAAGAAACTGAGCATTAGCTGCATTTGTGTTTTTACTGAGAGTTCCTTTTTGATTTGAAAAGGTTTTATCTAAATAAAATTCCTGTAAAGCTCTGGATAAATTAGCACCTTTTTCAATAAGGATATTTCTTTCCAGATTAGCTTGGTATGCCCTCATTAAGTTTCTGTTATTAGCTTCGTTTTGCCATTGATTTCTAAAATTAATTTGTTGTTGTTGGATTTTAGCTGCTTCTGCTTGTGCTGCTGCCGCCGAACTTGAACCCAAAGCTCCCATAGCACCGCTTCCTAAAGCTGTTATTCCCATTATAATGGCTGCTGTTGGCATGTTAAACCTCCTTTTATAAAACAAAGAATTTCTTCCAAGTTTTTATTTAAATCTTCAGTATATACTTTTTTTATTTTTTGATCATCAATAGTAGACAACCAATTCTCTGTAACCGAAATATAGTTATCCAACCATTTCTTTGTTACACTTAAGTTTCTAAAGTCATTATTTAAAATACACTCATCTTTAAAAACTTTTAGCATGGAGCTAAACTGATTGTCTTTATTTTTTCTTTCTAGAACTAAAATTCTTGATATGTTCTTGGGATTTACTTCGGTAAAAACAGGATACCAAAGTTTTACCAAACAGTTATCTATGTTTGAGTTGTATTGAAATGTTTCCCAATAACCATCTGGGTTATGATGTTCAACTGTTACATTATTTATAAATTTTACGCCGTGTATTGGTATACCATTATGTTTTGCTTGAGTCATAACAAAAGATGTTCCGGTTCTAGGACCAAGACCGATAACAAGAACTATGCTCATTTTCTTTTGTGTTGTAAAATTGAATGACCAAACATTGATTGTTTTTTTAGTGGTTTGTTATTTAATAGTATTGCACCACTAATACGATCACCCAATAAGCCAATACATCTCTTGTTAGACATCCAATCCTTGGCTATTCTTTTCTGTTCTTCTTCTAGATTTTTCTTTATAGCTGTATCAGGATCTATGGATATCATATCTGACCAATAGTTTGCAGCTGATGCTAAGACATCTACCCTGTCATCATGCTTTAGACAGCCACGTCTATCAGTTAGTCTGGTAATTTGTATTTGATTTTCTTTCTCACGTATTACCTTAGTATCAAACACAAGTCTGTGTTGAGAAAATACGGGTTCTAATATTCTAAGAATTCTACTTTCTTTGGCACCAGTTACTTTAAATTCTTCTATACAAACCTGACCACAATTAGATGCAATAATTGGTTTTAGAATCTGACCAAACATACCATCTCCATAGTTTGATTCATATCTTATTTTTTTAATCTTGTATTGAATAGCTATTCGTGCTATTTTCTCTAGTGTACCACCATCGTATCCACCTTGTAAGCCAAATAACTCATGGATAACTATATATCCATTAGCAAAACTAGCAATACAGATAGCGGTTTCATCTAGACCACGACCAGATGGATCGATAAACATAACAGTTTCTTTGTATGGAACAAATGTTGGAGATATCCACATGGGTTCATAGCAAATATCACCACGCATTCCAAAGGAAGCAACTCGTTTATTTTGAACCGAGTTTGCCCAAGTTATTTTGTGTGGAAAGATTTCTGGGTCAACGTCTAAAACTATTAGGTCTGACAGTCTAAGTGGGTATCTTTTGTTGTCTGATGTTGTTGTATCCAACTTATAGTGTAATGAGAATAAGCTAGGTCCAATCTTGGCCTCAATTTCAATAAGCTGTTCATCCGAAAATCTTTCGGGCTGTGTTGATTGACCTGGTTCAAAGTTAAGTTCAAGGATGTATTTGTGAACATTCTCACACTCACTAGCATTTGTTTTATCTGGCATAACCGCAGGAAACTTTACAACTTTGTAGATTGAAGCTAGTTTGTTGTAAACAGAATCCTTGGTTTGGGGTGTACCCAAGAAACGAATTGTAGCTCCTTGTATTTTATTTCTAATGTTTTCCAGTTCCATGCACCGATCCCAAAGCTTTTCTCTGGCAGCTGGGCTATCCGAGTTTTCGGGAACTTCAATATCATCACACAGGATATCATCGGCATGCGCCCCAGTAATCTGAGAAGTAATACCCTTAGCAGAAACTGAAAGATCTTGTGTAATTCTAGTTTTACCATGAACATTAAATCCAAAAGCCGAATCTTTTTCAAAATCCTGGGGAATCAAATGTTGCATATACGGAACTAAAGTCAAGGTTTGTCTAACCTGAGAAACAAACTTAATGGCTTTATCAGCAGCAGCCGACAGTACAAGCTGGGTTCTGTTGATATCTTTAAGAAGCTTCCAGCTCACGAAACAGGCATTGATAACTGATTTTCCATCTCCTCGCCCTGCCTGTAGCAAGAAATCATTATCACCGTTTTGCAACTCTTCAGCCATTGCATATTGCTTTGGTGTTGGTTCTCCCAAACCTAGATACTTAAAACAGAAATATAAATGGTTTCTAAAGTCTTCTAGAACCTCTTGGGGTACTTTCATGCCTTGGATGCCTTATACGGGGTTTTAGGATTGGGGGGTATGGGGATACCCCTTTTTGATACGGTGGCTTCCTAGGGCTTATACGGCCTTGGAAGAGGAAAATCTAAATGGAACCGAGGATGCTAACTTGGCTTCGACGGCTTCCATTGACTCAGAGGGTATGTTGTCCAATAACTCTTTGTTATCTTGGATAACTCCCCTGACTACTTGATATAAGCCAGGGCTACACTTAGAGCTATCGTTTAGGTCTTCTAACAAAACAGATAAAAACTTATTATAAATTTTGTTTACTGTTTCTTTATTGTTCATTTTTAGTTTCCTTTGGTTTTAAGAATGCTTTCCAAGTCCAGCTAAGTGACAGTACTAAGAGGGGGATATACCAAAGAATCCATAGATAACTTGGTTCTCCTGAAGTTGACAGGTTGTGTTTAATGGATTCTTCCATAACACTGGGACGAGAAACATCTGGGATAACTTGTGGTACTGTAGTACACGCACTTAAGAATAATAGAATTAAATACTTCATGTTTTATTACCTCCAACAGCAGATCCAAAATAAAAACCAATAATTGATACAAGAATTTGTCGGTTCTCAGATGTATATAAAAAACCATTAATTTCAATAAAAATCTTACGACTGGTTTCTGGAATTAAACCAAATAACCCTTCTGGGTTAGTTGTGTCTACCTCAACAAAGGTGGGTACACCAAAGAACGGTAAGATAAACGGCGCAGCCAATGTTGAAAACAACACGGTTAAAACAATAACCTGACGAACAACTTTACCAGCATCAACTGAAACTCGGTTGACAGCAGCATTTTGGTTTTCTGTGGTTTGTCTATTTCCTAGTAAAGCTCTTTCAAATAATTCTTTTTGATCTTGGGCTTTTTGGGCTAGATAACGGAAAACAAATCCCGTTAAACCACCACCTAATAATGATATTAATTCTACAGGCATTTTAAAACTCCAATATTTTTTTATATTGTACTATGTAAATAGTTGCTAACAGTAAACTTTTAAAACATTTTTATAATACTTGTAATTATTATTGTTGTAATGGCACCTACACAAGCGGACCACCCAAAGATGTAGCCACGTGAGTGTTCCAGGGATCTGATACGAGAATCATGGTCTTTAATTTGTTCTTGT